GAAGATTGATTTTATATAATAGGAGATATTACTATGGCAGCAAATATTAAAGGTAGTAAAACAGCAGAATGTCTCAAAGATGCATTTGCAGGTGAGTCGATGGCCAATCGCCGTTATCTATACTTTGCAAACCAGTGTGACGTAGCAGGTGAAGCAGATATTGCAGCCTTGTTCCGTAACACCGCTGAAGGTGAGACTGGTCATGCACATGGTCATATGGAATACTTAATTGAGGGTGGTGCTGGAGAACCTGGTACAGATATGCCCGCTAAGACACCACAAGAAATGTTGGAAGCAGCAGTTCATGGTGAGACACATGAGTATTCTGATATGTATCCTGGTATGGCAAAGACTGCTCGTGAAGAAGGTTTTGATGAGATTGCTGACTGGTTTGAAACATTAGCAAAAGCAGAGCGATCACACGCAATGCGATATCAAAAAGCACTAGATACACTCAAAGCATCATAAAAAATCCCATGCAAGTACCAACCCCGCTTCGGCGGGGTTTCTCTTTTATACCGTTCTGGTAGCGTACATCGATAATCTACCAAAAGTTTCTTCAGTATTCCTTACTGGAGGTATTGGTATTCTTTGTGATCCTTCCGTAGATGTTGATGATGAACTAGTATTATTAATTATCTTAGGTTCTGCTATTGCATTCTGAGCCAATTTCATATCTTGATTCTGAGAAACTTTAGAATTTAACTCAGCACCTTTATTAGGTGATGGCGCAGGTGCAGCAGATGGTGGAGATACAGGAACAGGAGGTGTCAAAGTTGACAGTGATGAAGGTGCAGCATTACTTTTATTCTGAGGTGTTGATGGTGAAGAAGATGAACTAACTGGAGTTGCAGAAGATGTGGACTTTTGTTTTACTGCATCACGATAATCATTAGTCGCAGATGTCATCTCTGGATTATTTTCTGTTATAATCCCACTTTCATCTAATGGATTATATTGTTCTTTCATTCGTTTTTTAGCATCAACCGCTGCTTGACCACCTTTTTTACGATCAGATTCTTCCTCTTTATTTTCTAACCAATCTTTTACTAAAGATCCAATATATGCTGCCGCACCTGTAGCAGCAGTTATACCCAAAAGTGCTAATCCTAATGGACTAGCAAGTGCGCTACCAATTTGTAATAACATTTTCAGTCCACCAAAAGCATCAAGCATCTGTTTAATAGTATCCGCTATTCCACCGCCAGTTTCTTTCTCAATATATTCTTCAGTAACACTTTTAATACCTATAGATCGGATAGCATCAATTAATTCTTTATGTTTCTTTTCTTTATCTTCTTTTTTGGATTGTTCAAAGTCTTTTTCAATTTCTTTTTGTTTAGTATCATCTTCTTTTGATTTTTTCATTAATCCATAAATGTTGCTTAGAATATTAGTCATTGATTGATATTCTGAATCCATACCACCTGAAACTTTTGATGCTGTTCTTTTACCTTTAGTTGTTCCTACTTCTTTGATTGACAGTTCACCACCACCTTTCAGTTTTTCACTTATCGGTTTTAGAGAACTTGATGTTTCACCTTTACGTTTGTCATCAAAATTTGAAGCAACATATTTTGCAACCGCAACTTGTTTAGGATCTAGAGTTTCATGTAAATCTTTTGGTATTATTCTTTTCGCAGCATTCAATACACTCTTAAAACTGCGATTGTCCATTTTATTGACTGATCTTGTAAGTCTATCCAATGAACTTTCAATTTTAGTTAATTCACCCCTCTTTGTAACCCTTTGTGCTGTTTTTTCAACTGCCTTATATAACTTAGCGAAGTTTTCCTCAAGTGATTCATCAATTTCTGTGAAATCCCTCTCAACAATTTTCTTATAATCACTAAACTCTTTCTTAAGTTTTTCAATTTCTATCTTAGAAGAATATCTTGGGGTTTTAATTCGTTCAGCAGTAGGTTCTGTTTCCAGTTTAGGAACAGGAGGAATATCACCAGGTAATGCTGTAGGTAATTGTTCTATTGTAGGTTTTTCTATATTATCCATATGATTTTCTCACATATGATGGTTTATCTTCTTCTTTTGAAGGTCTAGGATTTGATGAACTTTGATTATTTACGGAATTAATAACTGTATTATTAATCATCGCAACTTGTTGTCCTTTTTGTGCAGACATATCATCTTTTAGATTCTTATTTGTATCTGATATTGATGCAACTTCAGCACTCTTCGGTGTATCAGAAATTGGAGTTGCTTGACTTCCTTTCATATCTGCGGATGCAAACATCATTGCTTCTTTATTTCGTCTTGCTGCGAGAACAGGAACAAATCTACCACCGGCAGTTTTAATGCCCTTATCACGAATAATTTCTGCGGCACCTTTTGTATCACCACTTTCGATAGGTTCTTTGATACCTGCTTTCACTAAACTTGCAGTACTTCCAGTATTATATGCATAAGATACTAGTGCAGCTTTCTGTGGATCTGCTAATTTTTGCCATGAAGAACCTAATGGTTTTTGTGCTGCATCAACATATTTGGGCAAATCATTCTGTAATAACTTTTGCGATTGATCAGCAGTCATTACAGTATCAATTCCTCTATTTCCTTTGATAGAAATCTGTTCATCACCAGCCTGTATAAATCCCTGTTTATACTCTTGTTCCTTTATCTGATGTCCATAACCTACTGATACTTTCTGTGACTGACCAGGTGGATCCCAATAAGCTTTACCACCTTTTGGAAGACCTTCTTCTTTTGCAATAGTAGCAGAAGCAATCTTCGCAAGTCCACCAGTTAAAGGAATAGAGGTTTCACTTGCTAATGCTGATTTACCTACGCCTAAAACGCTAGCAGCACCTATTGCTCCAGTTATACTAAGTTTACCTTTTGCTCTTCTTTTTCTTCTTTTTATTGTGGAAGATTTACTCTTTATTTCTTTTTCTTTAGGTTTAGATGGTTTCTTTACACTCACTTTACCAGGAATACCAGGCTTCTTTTCACCCAATTCTTGCAATGATGAGACTAACTCTTCATGCATTTTATCTTCTTCTTTTGTTTCTTTCTTTTTCTTTGTTTTTTGAAGTTCACTTTCTCTTACATATTCTTCTCTATTTTTCTTCATTAATTTATAGATAGAACCAAGAATCTTTGATGCAGATTCTTTCGATGAACTTTTTGATGGAACATTAGATTCCAGTCTTTCAAAACTATCTTTACTTGTATCGATATTTTGTTTGAACTGTTTTGATTGAAGAAACTTAGGAAAAGATGGTTCTTGAGATTGTTTATAGTTGACTTTATTATTATCCTTTAATTGTTGGATTAAAGACGAAATAATCCTACTTTGTCCTTCAACAATCTTCTCAGCATCTTTAACTGAAGATATCTTATTTTTACTCATCTATCGGTTTCTCTGCCTTTCCGCAATCTTCTGATTTTCCGATTCAATGTAAGAAATCAACATAGATACATATATGTCTCTTTCCCATGGAATCATATACTCCAACTCCGTCAAACTGTAATGATGATGTTGCATTAAAGAAAAATTAGTTCTATAATAATTCTCAAGTGTGTCATGACGAAGTGTTAGATAAAAAAACTTTCAAGTCCCTCCACATCAATCTTATGATGATAACCACATTTCTTACAATCCATTTCTATACTTTGTTGTAACTTTGGTAAAGATGAAAAGAATGCTTCAATCTTTTCAAATTGAGATTGACTTAACTGTTCGACAAATTCAACCGTTTCTTGCATGGGTACTTCTTTGGTGTAATAATACTGTTCACCATCATAGATATACTCAATAGACTTAGCAATCATATTGAAAGTCAACTCATTCACATTATCATATTTGAGTGAATCTCCAACATATGAAAAATCTGGATATCTCAACTTAATACTAATTGTGTCAGTCAACTGGATCAAAGAATCAATTATTGAATCTTTTTCAACTTTAACATCTAATAAATTAATATCTTTTTCCATGATACCATTACATTTTTTACCATCAACCTCATTATTACATCTATATCGAGTCTCTACTATCTCACTAACTGATCTAGCACGAAGATTGATGAAGTAATATTCTACATCAACAATAGGTAAACTATCAATATTCACATTTGAAGTTATAGTACAATTAGATAGAATATCATGCACACTCTTTTGGATTGTTTCAGAGTCTCCAGATTCAACTGCCATCAATAGATTTCTTTGTTCCTTAACATAAAAAGGACGAAACTCTATTTTCATTTTCGATAATGGTAACTCTATTCTATAAGTTGGTGCATCAAGTTTTGGTAACATAATAACTCCTCAATCATTAAAATTATATGGGTATTGATTTCCAGTAAGTATATGCAAATGTAACTGTTAATTTATGAATGGAATCTGAACTCCAATCTAAGTCCAGTTGATTCATATTGATGGGAAAAGCATCAATAAGTTTAACTTGATATGAAAGTTCGTTTAGTGCATCATATTGACTAATTGTTATATCAATCACATAATCACTTTTATAATTAAAATTGAAATTTTTAGTTGGATTAATGTATTCCATCCAATCATCAAATGCCGTTTTAGTTTTCATATCATCATCAACGATAAAGGTCAAATCAATATCATTATAGTTTGACCAATATGGAAACTTTTCAATAGGACCATATATCTTTTGTTCAATAGTAGAGAAGTTTCTACCTGGTAATTGTGCAATTTCACATCGATAAACTGAATTCAAAGAAGGTGCATCACGCCCATTTAACGTATTGAAATATGGAATATACACTTCAAATCTATTTGATCGTGCTGGATCTCTATTAAAACTTGATAAAAATTCCGATATACTTCCTGCCATATTTTATCCTATGGTGTCTGTTTAATTTGATCGACTGAATCTTTCCAAACAGTCTTTGCTTTTGCTTTCTTAAACTGATGAACTGGTAACATTGCAGCAACATCCCACTCATTTGGTTTTACAATCAATATCTTAGAACGCAAATGTGAATATAGATACCTCTTCAAACAAGGTTCAAATGCTTTGAATTTCCGTGCCTCACTCAACAATTCATATGTTACACGCACACGTTTAATATCATCATTATCATCCAACAAAGCTAACGGCATCAACTTTTCCATAAACTTAATTCTGTACTGAATAGGTAAATAGTGCAGATTTAAACCTAGAAAACCATCACTATATTTCTCTAACATAATCACCAAAGGAAATGTATCATAATAAGGCAAATTACCTTTAGTTTTAGGATCATAATAAAAGAAATACATCTTACCTAATGTAACTCTTTTAGTATATCGATCCAACTCGGCACCAATTCTAGGTGCAATTCGATGTACATTTCTTAGTTCATCTACTTTGTCGTGCAACCACGCTATGGCCTGTTTGGACATAGTTTGTAGTTTTAAAGATGATTTCTCTTCGGCAAGTTGTGTTAGTTTTGATGTCATAAATATATTTAGTTGATTCCCAAGTCATTTTCTGTTAGAATTTTAAATTCCCAGTTACGATCTTTGCAGTATTCATTAGCAGCAATCCATTTTGCTTGATTGACTCCCCAAGTGGTAACTTCGTTAATATATTGTTTAGTTACCCTACTTCTTTGCTTAGGTGGTTGAGTTTGTTTCAAAGGTTTAACTTCAATTAATATTGTTTTACTTTTATCACCAGTTTTAACTCGGATGAGAAAATCAGGAAAGTATCTATGTATCTTTCCATCCACAGGTGATCTATATGGTATCACAAGTTCTTCGGATGCCCAAGAGATAATCTCATCAGTACGATCAAAATAGGACATACACTTACATTCCCATGATGACCGGTAGACGATATTATTTG